TATTCATCTATAGAATATATAAAACTCATTAAGCCTCATCAGCTATCTTTTGAAAGAAGCTCATAACATCATCATCTTCGTCATTGATCTCTGGAGCCTTTGCTACTGGAGCTGGGGCTGGAGCCGAAGTAAATGATGGTGGAGGAGCTGAAGCTAATGGCTCAGACGCTAGTTGTTCTGCTGTAGTTGACATTGCAGAACCACCCGCTAGTACTGAACTTAATTTAGCTTTTAACTCTTCATAAGACTTAAAGTTTTTAGCTTCAAGGAATTCAGCAAGCTTATTTTGTCTTTTAACAACTGTTAAGATTGCTTCATCTGAAGAAGCTACTGCAACTGGATCAGAGAATGTAGACTCATCATAGTTAGGATAACCATCTACTGTACGCATACGTAGTTTAAAGTTAGCGCCTTCCCATAGATCAAATACATTAACTGGTTTTTCATCTTCAAATGTAGGTTTTGCTTTATTCATAATCTTATCAAAGATCTTTTTACCATACTTGAATAGCATTACTTTGCCTTCATTTTCAGGATGTTTAGGATCTGAGATAACAAGAATATTTGAGATAAAGTGTAATCGACGCTTTTGAGTACGCGCGATTTCTTTATTAGCATCAGAACCAGAATTCCATAGTTCTGTATTAAGTTCACCAACTGGATCATTTTGACCTAGTGTTGTAAGTGAGTTCTCAATATACCATTTACCCGTAGGGCCTTTAAAACCATGTGAAAAGATCTTAACCCATGGTAATTCATCGCCTTCAGTTCTTGGTAAGAATCGAATTACTGCTGTGCCATTACCTGCTTTATCTTTTTCTAGTTTCCAGAAACGATCATCTTCATATGAATTTGATTGTTGGGGGTTTGATGCTTTCTCGAATGCTGAAGAAATTGCACCAAAGTCTTGATTACGCATGTTGCGAAGTGTATTAATGTCCATCGTATTTTCCTTATATTAATAGTATTTAATGTGTATAGAGTATAATTACTACTCACTTTTATTTATACAGATCCACATAACAATTTGTATAAAATTCATAAAATATTTTCCCTAGTTTATTAGAGTCATATTTAAAGAATCCGTTCATCTTACATAAAATCCTTAATTCATTTTCAAGTATTAATCCCATATTAGGATCATCTTTCCATAGCTTAGCATTATCATATAGTGTTGTTATAATACTAACTGTCTGAGGATTAATTCTTTTTCCTAGATATAGTTTAATTATAATCGGAAAGTCATTATTTGTACAATTAAAAAGCTGTTCTATTGTATACTTATTCTTTTGTAATTCTAATTCAAGTGAATTTAAATCATCTTGAAATATTTTTGTAATACTTTCTTTAACTCTTTTCCATTCAATCAGATGCTCTTCAGCTTCTTCTTGATTATAAATCATATTTGTATTGCCATAAACAAAGTTAGCAACTATAAATTGAATTAGTTCTTGGTCAGTATCAAATCTTCTTGCAAGCTTATCAAATAAATGTCTATCATTACGCGCATTAAAAGTTTCATACGATCCTTTTATATTACCTTTATTCTCAAATACATTAAACTTATCGGTGGTGAAATGGAGTTTTAAGGCAACGTAATATCTATACGCCTTAAACCCATTCATTAATGTTGCCCTGATAAAAGCATAAAATGACCTTCATCCATTGCTTGCTTTGATAATATGTACTCAAGTGATCTTGCATAATGTGATTGTAACTCATAACCTTCAATCATAATCTTTTGCGCAGGAACCTGATATGTATACACCTGAAGTGTTTTATCTTTAAGAGGCCCCATCATAACTCTTTCAAATAATTGCACGCTTTTATCATTAACTCTTTTAGTTAGATCATGAGTATATGAACTTAATCGGCCCTGCAACCCATACTTACCTTCAGCTTTGCCAACCTTAAGTATATTAAAGTTGTGCATAATAATATAGATACCAGCAACTGTACATTGACACGGATCCATAATAAAGCTTTTCTTTGGAAGGTTGTATGTCATGTCAGAATGAAACTTAGCTTTACTTTTAACAAAGTCTAGAACTGTCATATGTCAAGAGAACCTTTCTTAGGAAGATAGTTCTGTTCAATCATATTCAATTCTATCTTTTGTTTTAGGTTCTTATTAATCATAGAGCTAATATCTTCTGGATCTATGAAATTAGTTTCACAATAAAGTAAGACTGCATCCATATGAGATATTCTTTTTTCAGCTGCTATAGATTCGATATAGAGAGCAAACTCATTTGTATTCTTAAATATTTTGCCTTCCATTAAATCATACCGAGATAATAATTAGCTAACTTAATATTCTTTTTAATATTCTCATAAGCAGTATACTTATCTCTATATGCCTTCCATTCAGGACTATCTTGTGTAGTTGATGCATTCATTTTATCATCAAATACCTCAAGATACTCATCAAAGAAAACGTCATATTCTTTTATAGTGGCAGATAATGATTCTTTCACCTTTACAAGCTCATCTTTATTCTTTGTTACATAAAGGTGATTAATTTGTTTACCTACATTCATGGCTATTCCTATCATAAAATTATATTATATCACAAACACTAATTAAAGTAAATTGTTTTATTCGATCTGACCATCTTCAATCTTAACTTTAACCTTACTTTTCTTTATAGCAGGCTTAGGTTCATCAACAATCTGATTCAGCTTTTCAGCCTCTTTCTTAGACTGTAGTTCAACTGCTTGGAATCTTTTCTTAAGTCTAGGTTTAATTTGTTCAGCATTGAACCAAAGATCTATACCATTGAGAACCTTAGTGATCTCAGCTGGAGTTAAGAACCCCTCATAAGCATCAATCATTAGTTTCTCGCACTGTTGAACTGTAAATTCTGTATGTGCTTTAACGGTTGGAGTATTACCTGAAGATCCAAATGAGGCAGTATGGATCATGATGTAAGCAGTGTCAAAGACATGAACTGCATGACAATACATTGTAATAAGAGAAGCAGCAGAATGACAAGCACCCATAAGGAAAGCTGTCACTTCTGCTCTAGATGCTAGAATACCTGAAATAATAGCTCCAGCAGAATCTAAGTTACCACCATTACAATTAATGAATAAGTGAACCTTATCGCTTTCATTAGCATTAACTAATAAAGAAATTAATTCTCTATAACGGCCAGGTTCTTCAATATCACCATCTAAAAAAACTTCATGTGTTCTTGTAACTGATTCTATTGTATTAATGTGTACATTATTTAATAAATTACCAAATATACTTGCTGCTTCATTGTCAGGTTTTGCCATTATTAACTCTTTCTTTTATAAAATATATGATTCCCGATTACTGTTGTTACGCGTACATTTTTCCATCCGGGCTTTACTTCTTTTGTATGGAAGAACATGGCACCCTTTGTTACGTCTTCTATCTTTTCATAGTTCATGTATGCGTATGTAGCTACAGCTCTTGCATGTTCGAATACTTGTTTCTCATGCTTTGTATATCTATACGCCATGGCTTTAGTTCTTTTATAGTCGTCACAGTACCAAGAAAATTGACATGTCTCTTCAAGCTTCTGCGTCATGGTACCACATATAGAACTCGGATAGTTTCCAGAATATACACGGTTCAGTGTCACCATTGCTACAGCAATTTGACCTTTTGTTGGTTCATATCCAGCTTCATAGTACACGTTTTGTGCTAGACATTCTACTTGTTTCTTTTCTGACTTAGTCAGAACTTTTATCTTATCATACAATGTTTGAGTGTGTGCAATATTAAAACTGCACAGGTAACATATAGCCAATATTGCGGCGAAAGTTTTTCTCATGGGGATATTCTCCTTGCGATTAGTACTTAGCTTTTTATGCGCTTAGTAGTATTATACTCTATTTGCTAATTAAAGTAAATTAATTTTTTTAAAAGATTGACGTAAGTCAATTAGTCTTTGAATGAAGCCCTTACGCTTCTGGTGGAAAATTTGTGGTTGTTTATCGTCTACTCCTATTATTATAGTTAAGTCCGGGATTGCAATATCAAATAACTCCTGGAACATAACCGAATATGCAGTCGCTTGTACAAAATAATCAGTAATATTATTTATATCTTTCGGTCTTTTAGAAGTCTTAAAATCAATGATTGAAAGTCTTCCATCAAACTCTGCGATACAATCAACGGTGCCTGCAACTTTTAGTTTATCAGAATATAACTTACCCTCTAGGGCATGTATATTGTCTATCTTATTCATAACTGGCTTTAAACTGTTCCACATATCATGATCAAACATATCAATCTGTAGTGGTTGACCTAGTAAAAAGTCTTCTGCCAATCCATGAATTCTAGTACCTCTATCTGTGGCTTCTTTAGAGATTCTCTTTGCTTCTGTTTCCCCTACTCTTTTCTTCCAAGCATCTAATCCTGGATTTGGTAGATGCCCTAAGACGGTAGTTACGGATGGATAGAGGTTACCATTAGGAACCTTATAAAGTCTATGCCTACCTCCATCTATCCTTATAACTTCAGGAAACTCATGACGAATAAAGTTCTTCAATTATTTTTTGTCAGCGTACTTTTTCTTTAGTGTAGGCTTCTTTGCATGTTCTTTTTTTGGTTCAGCTGGTTTTACTTCTTTAACAGCTTTAGCTGGTTTTGCAGGTTTAACCGCTGCAGGTTTTGCTTTAATTGGTTCTGCTGCACATACATAAACTGTATAGCTAAGTAAACCAAATGTTAATGCAATTGCTAATAATTCTTTTGAATAACTCTTTAACATAACTTACTCCTTAATAAAATTAAACCTAACATTAGGATATTTCTTAATTGTTTCTTTCCATTCTAACTTCCATTTATATGAGTTGTTAATCATATCAATTCCAGAAATATGTTCACGCGTATAACTTTCTGTATTATGCCCGTGCGTTTCTGTAAAAGCTGCATCACAACCATATATATCTAATTCTGTATAACCTAATTCTACTAGTTTTTTAGCAGCCACATTACCAGAAGATTCATTTGAGTTGGGTTTCTTTTCAACTAAACCTAAAAACAAATTATTTTCTTTTATGAATGGTCTAAACGTTTTAAGTTCATCACCATACATCCATGCAGTCCTACTAAAATAAGCTGGAACTTTTATTAAATCATGGTCTTTCCACCATAACCTAATAATATTCTCATCTAGAATTAATGTAGCATCTACGTCGGCCCAAGGAATATTACAACCTAAACGGTAGTTGTATGTCTTGAGCGGATCATAGAATTTTCTACTTGGACCATTACCTAATAAAGCTGCTATCATTACTATTATACTATAAAACTTAATTAAAGTACAATAATTTATGCAGTAAGGATTTCAATTGCATGGTTATAATGTTTGATACGGTCTTCTAAACCAATATATCCACCATTAATAACCTTTGTCATCTCTTTAATGTCACTAGCATCAGCAAATTTGTTTAGATTGTTTTTATTCCAGAACCAAAGTGCTGAATAGAGTGATGTAGGTACGTCGTCAGTAACTAGATCAGGGTCATCAATAACTGTCTCAGGGTCTTCAAAGAAATCTGAAGCAAACTTTTGATAGTTAGATTTACCTGTTAATTGAATTGGACCTCTTCCTCTAAACTTGTAACCTTCACCTGATGCAGTATCTCCGTTACCCATACGATTTGCATATATTACATTAGCAATCATTTCAGGTTTACGGTGATATGGAGCAGAGTCTCTACCAGCATTAACAAAGTATTTACCAAATAATTTATTCAATGCATCAGCAGAGTAGTTTAGGTTTTCAGAGAGGACAGTAAAGTCCGCAGATTCGTGCGCACACTGAGCCACAAAAGCAGCAACGCGTTTTGCCGTTGTTACTTCAAATTGAGGTAACTGTGTAACCATAGCGTTAAACCAATCATGCACGTTATGGTTACGTGTGATGATCTGACCTAACTTCTCTTCAGTGAAATCGAAATTAAAACTCATTATTGAGCTGTAGGTGTATCAGTAGGTTGAGCTGCTGGAGCTGCAACTGGTGCTGCGTCAACTGCTGGAACTGGAGCTGCTTTGTGTGTAAAGATGCCTTTTAAAGCATTCCA